GGCATCGAAAATTTGGGCAAAAAAAATGGGGGTAGGACTGCAGTCCCACCCCCGAAGTCTTCGGTTAACCTAACTTATTTTTGTGCCGGCGATCCGCTTTAACTCACGGATCTTGGTAGCTCCGGCGTCAATATCAAATTTTACTTTCGACAATTTCGTGGTATCGTCGCTAGCAGTTTTGATACGCTTCAACATTTCATCGGCACACTCAAGAATAAACTTATCGAGTGCTTTTGGCCCAGAACTCTTACGAGCTGGACTTTTGCCGTCGTGCGCTGCACGATATTCTCTCAGAGCCAATTGCTCACGAATATCGCCGAATTTGGCACTCACTATAGAAGTTAACTCTCTTCTGACAGCTCGGTCCTCTTTCGACAGCGCATTGTTGTCGCTATTAACGAGCATCGCTTCTTTCTTAGTAAAACCGCTAAGAATTGCCGCTTTGATCGCTTCATACTTTGGAGTATGATTTTTGACGCCTTCCTGTTCGCCCTTGTTTGTGTAGGGCGAAAGCGTGGCCTTGCTTTCCATGCCGTCGGCATAGAGTAGGTCGGCCATTTTGGTTTGGGCTTTGACTTGGTCAATGCCCAATTCTACCCAGTCACCAATTGCCTTGGTGACTTCCGGTTTCATTTTATATGTCATAATGACATATCCTTTCTGGCGACTAACGCGACGCCAGCCGCCGGTTAACACGAGAACGCATGATTGCGTCTCGATAGGCACCATTATATGGGTTTTGATACTGTTTGCAATAGATAGCTACACCCTAAAATCTTATAGAGGTCTATAAGGAATGGGCTTTCCGCTTCCTGTAATGGCTCGCCGCGTCTATAAGAACTGGTTTCAATCGCCGCGATTTTTGGATGGCTCCCCGCGTCCTGAGGAACTGGTATCAAAGGGAGAGCAGAGCCGAAGCCCCACTCCCCATGATATGTTAGGATACAAGAACGATTATTATAATTACTATACAAGGACCAAGGATACATCCGCATAGTAGACCCGGAAGAAATCCATCTTTATTCATTACAAGTACCTCTTGAATATTAGCCAGCCACAAGACCAGCATATTAAAAACACTCCACAACAACCGACAATCAGATCTGCCGGTGCAACATGGTCAACGTAAGGTTGATTTAAGAAGTGCATGACAGCAAACACTCCAGTGATTATCCCTACGAGTATCCCTAAACGAGTTAGCATTAGATGTCCCTCCATAGTTTGATTGAAGCAAGGAAGCAGATCGCACCAATTACCACCAAACATAGCGGCAACCATACAGCCATAAGATATGTAGCTTCCCCATGTACCATGTACTTGTTAGTCCATGTACCGGCGAATAATGATGCAACACCAATTACAGGTATCACATAACGTAGTATTGTTAAGTACATCGTATTACCTCTCAAGTTGTGGGGGAGCCGAAGCTCCCCCGGGTTGTTATGCTATTGCTTCCAGTGCTAGCTGAGTTGTGTAGAGTAGTAGGAACGCTAGGATACTTGTTGTTAGTATTGCGAACACTGTCGTTGCAGAACCTATCGCTATACCTTCTGTTTTGAAGCTGTCATACACTACATAGCTTGCGAATGTAGCCGCGAAAGCAATCAGTAAGTATGATAGTAAGACTATAACCATTGTTTGTACCTTTGTTTGTTTCGATGTCACCCATTATACACACATCGGATGCTATGTCTACACATAGCTACACACTAAACGATGTTGTTGTGTGTTAATTGGCACGATATGGTAAATCAATATGGGGCGACCATACCCTACCCCCATGACCCCGTGTAGCTTTGGGACTCCCGTGTACTCATATATAATAGTAATTTAGACGAAAATTTTAGGATTTTTCACGTTTGGAGTCCCAACAAACCTTACCAATTTAGTCCGATATTATCTCTATATCTTCTTTGGCTATGGAAGGAATTACAGTTACTTCGCGAGTATCCATATTGACGTAGGCTATTCGGACGCCTAGCAGTTTCTGTTCTTCTGACAGTACGCGGTTGATTCGGTATGGTCCGTGGGGTTTTTTAGACCCCCGTGCTCCTATTTTATCCCCCTTGAGCGTTCTGTTTATTTTCCGGAGTTTTTCTTTTTTTGCATCGAACAGGTACACCTTGCCTGTCACTCCTGAGATACCTATCACATCAACAGGGCCAAACCCTGCTTGGGGGCGGAATACGTAGAATCCCTTCTGCAATAAATATTCTGTGAGTATCACCTCACATATTAATCCCTCACCGTGTCTTTTATACATATATAGGACACCCCCCCTTTGGAGTCCCAAACATCTTGTGAAAACTTTTTATATTTGATATAGGTTACAACACGGTTAGCCACCTGCGAAAGATATTTATGACTTTGGTAATAGAACCCGAATTGGGAATACCATTCTCTCCTGACGTCCCATATATAGATCTGCGAGAGCGGGCAGAAGCCGCATGTAATACTGCGCTCACATTATCTGAACACGGATTGGACATAAAACCCACTAAGGAAGATAAGGACGTAGCCGCTAAACTAGCTATATCCTATGCAGGTGATCCTGAGAAGACGTCTAAAAAAGTTACCACAAAGAAGGCAGCCAGTCTTACCCCGGCATCCCTGTTAATGACGAACAGCATATTGCAGGAATTTGGTCAGTCAGTTGTGGAGAGTGCCAAGCAGGTACGGCACATGGTGACAAACAAGCTGGTACTGGAGACTGACAACCCTGATCCTCGTGTGCGTATACGTGCATTGGAGTTATTGGGAAAAATATCGGATGTTGGTCTGTTTGCGGAAAAATCGGAAGTGACCATAACCCATCAGTCTACGGATGATCTCAGGAACAAGTTACGGTCCAAGCTGGCGAAGATTATAGATGCTGAAGAGGTTGATGACGCCATTATCATAGATGGAGAAGTTACCGACGTGGATACCGCGCTGGAGCTGAAAGAAGAGAAAGATGCCTCTGAGTGAATCAGTAGCCTCTGAAAATTTTACGGAAGAGGATGCCCGGTTAATGCTGTCCAATCTCGACAAGTACACTCCTGAAGAGCTTACCGAGATAGATAGTATAGTAAATGAGCTGGAACAGAGAAAATACAAGCAGCAGTCGCTGGATGATCTCATAGAGTTCTGCCAACATATGCAGTCGGACTACAAAGTAGGTAAGCATCACCGGATGCTGGGTGATATGCTTATGGATATCGAGGCTGGTAACAAGGATCGTATCTGTGTAAACATCCCTCCCCGTCATGGGAAGTCCCAGTTGGTGTCGATTATGTTCCCGGCGTGGTTTTTAGGGCGGAATCCGACTAAAAAAGTGATGATGGTGTCCCATACTACCGATTTGGCTGTCGATTTTGGTCGAAAAGTACGTAATATGATCGCAACGGACGCTTATAAGGCTATTTTTCCCGATGTTGCACTTGCAGTTGACTCGAAATCAGCCGGTAGGTGGAACACAAGTGCGGGTGGTGAGTATTATGCGTGTGGTATAGGCTCATCCATCGCTGGTCGTGGCGCAGATTTGCTGTTAATTGATGATCCGCACTCGGAACAGGACGTTATTAACGGGAATTTCGAGGTTTTCGATAAAGCCTACGAATGGTTCACATATGGTGCCCGTACTCGTCTCATGCCGGGGGGTAGTGTCGCAATTATACAGACCAGATGGCATATGGATGACCTGACCGGGCGTGTTGTGGTTGATATGTCCCAGAATGACAAGGCAGATCAGTATGAGATAGTGGAATTTCCGGCTATACTGGAGGTACCCAGTCAGGAAGATCCGGGGTACACGCAAAAACCGTTATGGCCTGAGTTTTTTGATCTTGACGCACTACTTCGCACCAAGGCTTCCATGCCCACGTTCCAGTGGAATGCACAGTATCAGCAGGAACCCACGGCAGAAGAAGCCTCCATTGTAAAACGCGAGTGGTGGCAGTCATGGGGGGATAAGAAGCCCCCGTTGTGTGAATATATTATAATGTCGCTCGATGCGGCGGCAGAATCACATAATCGAGCTGATTTCACGGCACTCACTACGTGGGGTGTTTTCCTAAACGAGGAAACAAGTGCGTACAATATTATATTGTTAAACAGCATTAAGAAGCGTATGGAGTTCCCTGAGCTAAAAGCTATGGCTATGGAAGAATATGCGAAGTGGGAACCGGACTCTTTTATTGTGGAGAAGAAAAACTCCGGTACGGCTTTGTATCAGGAGATGCGTAGGATGGGGTTGCCCGTACAGGAATATACCCCACATAGAGGATCAGGGGATAAACTTGCAAGATTAAATTCTGTTTCAGATATTGTGTCTTCGGAGTTAGTATGGGTACCTTCTACACGTTGGGCAGAAGAAGTGGTAGAAGAGATTGCGGGATTCCCGTTTATGAGCCATGATGACTTGGTTGACTCTACAGTGATGGCTCTTATGAGATTTAGACAAGGCGGGTTTATACGATTGCCTACGGATGAAGCGGAACCAATACAGTATTTTAAACACCGTACCGGTGGATATTATTAAAACAGGGAGAACCTTAAATGCCATCTACAATTCCTTTTGATCCTTCTCTAGTACTCGGGAACTTGATAAATCTGGGTAAGATTAACGGCCTCAAAGCAATTGCTGAGGAACAGAAACCCGCTGATGACGCACAGGATGCCTTGAATGCGCTGATATTGAACAAGCGTAAATTGGATATGACTTACCAAGAAATGGTCAATATGGGTGTTAGTGTTTCAGATCTGACATCCTTTGAGCAGATGATAGAGAAGTTAAAAGGCGATATAGCCACTCATGCTGCCAAGTATGGTGATGAGGTAATGAAGTCCGCAGGTAAAGTTGAAAGTACTAAGGACTCTCAGGATCAGAAGCAGATTAATGAAGCCCCGGAAAGCCCGATAGATTGGAATAAGTCCAGCATAAAGAAGATGCCACTTAGTTCCGATACGATGAATGTTGACGTCCAATATATCCGAAATGAGACAGAAGTGGATAGTAATGAAGCTCATGCTTCCGCAGTTGCACTTGCTGTTAGCGGATCGGTGGGTTCAATATTTGGATCATCTGTTACAGCGAGCGCAGCCCATTCAGCTAAAAGCAGTACGTTGCATCAGACTTCGCAGCATGAAATTGTAGGTACTCTTGTTATTACCGCGACTTGTACTCACAAGATCGCTGATGTTTTTGCTCCCTTTATAATGGACCCTGATAAGGCTATTGACGCTTGGAACCTTTCCTATCCGCAGTCAACGTTGGATACAACATCAGAAGCTGAGTTGAAGAAGGCTCTCGCAGTTAAGGCCGATGAGAAAGATCCTAAACTTTATCTGCTTTCTGGCCAAACAATGGGCAGTTCGTTTGTCGGTATGGTTCATATCATTCAGGCCCAGACAACTGATAGTACGCAATCAGAAAGTGCTAGAACTTCTGCAGCGGCGGTAGAAGCAAAGGCATCAGGTCTTTTCACTTATTATAGTGGCAAGTTTGGGATATCCAGTGATTCGAGTAAGAAACTTCAAGATCTGTTAAGTACAAATGACATGACTTCACATTGTTGTTTGGTTACAATGGGTCTTATACCATCACTGAAGAGTAACGAAGTTGGTACTACTATCAAGACTCTTCAGCCAGATGCAAAAGAAGTTATGGATCAATTATCTGAGATTCAGAATGCTACCGATGGTGAAGTAACAAGCCCGGATGATAAAGCAAAAGCGGCTAGAACTGGGCAGAATTTTATAGAGCTGCAAAACTCTTACCTGAAGAACTCTGTTTCTTCAGTCATCGAGTCTGAAGTAACGCAGAACAAGGTTATTGATACTAATTCATTGATGACCGCATTTGATGATTTTGTAAAGAAGGCAGCGGCAGATGATGCTTGTGGCGTCCCAATAAATTTCTTTGTTAAAGAGATTACAAAAGAAGAAATAGCTAAAGCATATTTGAAGAAGTACAGCCCACTACCAAATTGGCAACTATCTTCTGATGATGATAGCTCTAGTGCAGAGAAAAGTAGTTAGGATAAATCATGGCTGTTGATAAAGCGTTAACTCCACTAACTAACGGGGCAGCAGGTGTTCCGGTTACGGGTGAAGAACTTGAGATAGAGATCGTTAACCCTGATATGGTTACACTTGACGACGGTAGTGTTGAGATAACTCTTATTCCCGGTAAGGATGGGGGTGATGATGAGTTTACATCCAATCTTGCCGAATCTCTTGACGAAGATATATTACAGGCTTTGGCTGGTGAAATATTAGGATTAGTGGATGCTGATATTGACAGTCGTAAAGACTGGGCTAACACTTTTGTTAAAGGACTTGACGTACTTGGTTTCCAGTATGAAGAACGTACAGATCCGTGGGATGGCGCGTGTGGCGTGTATTCTACAGTGCTTGCGGAAGCAGCTATCCGTTTCCAAGCGGAGACAATGAGTGAGACTTTTCCTGCCGCTGGCCCGGTAAAAACAAAGATACTTGGGGAAGAGACTAGGGATAAGGAAGAAGCTGCTGCCCGTGTAAAAGCGGATATGAATTACGAACTTACTGAACGTATGGTTGAGTACAGACCGGAACACGAACGACTTTTGTACAGTCTCGGGCTTTCAGGATCTGCCTTCAAGAAAGTTTATTTTGACCCGAACATAGATCGGCAGACGGCTGTTTATATCCCTGCCGAGGATGTAATTGTACCTTATGGTGCATCGCATATAGAAAGCGCAGAACGTGTTACGCACATCATGCGT